CTGTATTCCAGTAGGTGCAGTAGACCCTGTTACTCCCACCGAACCTGTCACTCCTACTGATCCTGTAACTCCAGCTGAACCAGTTACACCGTTTAAACCTGTTGCGCCCTGCACCCCCTGGGTTCCGACTGCTCCTGTAAATCCCTGAGGCCCCGTTATCCCCGAAAATGATCCTCCTTGCCAACCGGTAATCCCAGTATAGTCAATATCATTAACGGTGTGTATAACTAATTTACCACTTATTTGAGCGACTAAAGCAGACGGGCCTTGGTTGACAAAAAACTCTATACTAAAATACTGATCATTTCCTATCCCCGGAATAGTTGTAGGCACAAACTGCCAGGTAATCTGATACATCCCCGTTGACAATTGCTGACACGTAAAACTAACGATATCGGGCGACCACAAATCGGGCTGTATCCTGCTCCAACGATCCTCTGTAGACGATGGTGGTACGAGTCTAAATACGCTACAGGCAAGACTATTAAGCGTATTAAGAGGGGGTATCTCAAACGTGATCGTACCATACGCTGCTGAATCTGTAGATATCTCCACTCGAGGCAGACGGTCACGAGGTACTACCTGATCGTATATGGTCCAAACTATACTGTTAACTATTGACATTTGCGAGCCTCAATGATGCTGGTTTCAGTGTCATACATGTCCTTGGATCCTGTAAATTTCCAATGCTGTTCGAGATTCTGTAAATCAATTCTCTTACTGCAACCTGGCCTATAATTCTGGTCGTCTGGTAATAACCCGGCTACCATGCAAGTGTCACTCATTAAATCCCAATTCCACCAGCTTTGGTGCTCCCACCCTGTTACACACGCTATCATCGCACCCAACGTAGTACCATTGCCAAATTTTTCATTATACGCATGCCCGTCTATAAAACGTATCCGAGTCAAATCGGGAAATGCTATCCGTATAACTCCTCCGACCTTCAAAATCCGTTGGACCTCTTTCAAAAACTTCAGCACATTTTGCTGATTTATATGTTCGATTCCATGTTCAATGTAGACAAAATCAACAGAATCATTTTCAAACGGCAACGGCTTATTTATGTCCAGCTCTTTGTCGTAAGACTCCCAGCCGGGCAGACTCTGATTCACTCCGCACGCAAATTGTATCCGTTTTATAATATTGGTAGACATGTTTTTCTGGCTGCTCCCTGTATCTTAGTTCGTCGGAATGATGTATGTGCTCGAGATAATCTGTGCTAAGACAATGTAGTTTTCTAAAACCTGCTCCTTGTAACCTTAGGTAGAAATTCGAGTCTTCCACTCCATAATATTTTATAGACTCATCAAATTTTATCTTAGCTTGCTCTTTTGTAATTATACAGCTTCCAAAAGTCCCCTCTCTTATGCCAAAACTGACATAAAAGAAACGAGAGGCGTCTTTTTTTACTAGTTCGAATGGTGATCTAAGAACAAGAACATCCACATCACAAAGAAAGATAAAATCCGTGTTGCTGTTATCCAAACCCAAATTCCAAGCTGCACTTCGCTCAAAATATTTCTGTCCTTCCACTCTGATTACTGTTACTCGTGGATCATTTATTTTAATTGGTATCCTCGAGCTCCAGTCGACTATAACTATCTCGTCAACTTCTCTTAACGCTAACCAGGTTGGTAATGTTTTAGCCAGGTGCTCAGATCTATTCATTACTCTGGTTAATATGGATACTGTCCTGTTTCCTATCATATTATAAAATGTATCCAAATAAATCTATAGCCGCTGTGTAAACTGATGCTGTACCTGGAACATCAACAGAAAATTGAATCGTTTCTCCCGCTGTACAAATGTGGAATGTATCATTAGATGCACCAGAAATTGAGGTTACAAATCTATATGCGTTTTGTGTTGGATCATAACCGAGCCATCCTAACGTTCGTGAATCAAATATTTCAAAAGTGGGCGATGATACGGATATAACCGATGCGGACGGTATACCGATAACTGATGTCGCATTAGTACATCTCACTATAACGGAAGTTACAATAGCGTTCTGTCCTGCCAGGACGGTATAAAGACTTGTCACTCCCCCCGCCGTAAGATTTACTCCAGAAACTGAAGCTAATATCATTGACACGCAGTTAGACGCGGCCGGAGTTGCGGGAGTGGGGAACAGGCTGATGTAAGCGTTGAGAGCTGATCCGTTGAAACTGTCTATGTAAACCTCTTGACCAATGACATTCGCACTTGCTGCAGAAGACTCTAATAGTACGGACTCATTTGCGGTCAACGTCAACAGTCCTGTTACCCCCGGCACAGCGACGGCAAACCCACCCATCGGAGTTACATAGGCCAAGCTATTAGCAAGACTTTTTCCGTCTGGTCCGTACATGGCCAAAACGCTAGGCGTTCCTGTTATACCTGCCCCGCCTGATCCTGACGGTCCTGTAACTCCTACAATATTATGCCCCGCATCTGTTGCGAGATACCTGTTAACCGGGATGTTGGGGAGATTAACAATTCCTGTTGATCCGCTTCCAAGCACATTTACAACTGATACCCCGGCTGGAGTAGTAATGTTACCGTGGTTATGTTGAGTAGTTACAAACGTGGATCCTTCCGGAGGAAGAACATTTGTAATTTTATCCATAGTGTCGTTGATAAATGGCCAAGACTGGTCACCCAGATCTGGTATCTGATATCCATTATTGTAATAAGCCATACTTTACTCCTTAAACGTGTATGTTCGGATTCCCTGATAATATTACTGTTTGATAGTTTGTGGGCACAACATCAAAAATAGGACTAATAACCTCTGCTCCAACAGCTCCGTCATTGATACATATCGCCTCGAGTTTGGAAATATATAAAATTTGTCCAGGTATCAGCGAGTTTACAAATGCCGTTATATCGGATGTCATGGTAGAAAGCTGAGTACTGGATAAAGTTGAAGGCAAAACCTGTATCTCAATGGCTGTAGACAATGTAGAGGTTGGAAGAACATTAGTTTCATTCGCCGTTACAGGCCGTAATGTTTCTATATAAGCGTGTATCGCATTTAGCAATGTCGTCATACCGTTTGAAAAGAGGAATGTAGTTTTGTCCGTGGCGTCTAAACTGTTATCTATAAGGTTAGGGTCTATTACTACAGATACAGTTCCGGGGATCGTAGGACTACTGGGGCTGTTAGGAGTAATCACGTACGCAGCTTGTGCGTGATATAGCGGGGTGACAGCTGGGACAATGGTATGCGTACCTGTGCCCTGAGAACCAAGGGCTACAGCTGATCCACCCCGAGAAGTTGAAACTTGTATCGTGTATGTACCATCATGAATAATATAATACTGAGTCCCTAATGACAAGCCTGAAGGAAGAGTCCCGTTCGTGGAAAATGTAACTATATTAGGAAATGTGGACGTATCAGTATCCCAATCTACACTTAATGTTATAGTATTGGCAACAACATTTACAGCAGCGGGGCTAAAGTTTTCTTGAACATTTATAGTAGTAGTAATTGCTAATGCCCAGGTCATGTAGTCCTCTGCAGTACCTCCCTCTGGGGGAGCTTGTAAATATCCTATGATGCGACCAGCATAGTCGTGATCGGACTCGCCTGTATTACGAGTAATACCATAGATGCTACCCCAATGATTTAAATTTTCGGTATCACATGTGTCCGGGAATGGCTGTAGAGATATAAAATCCTGGTATCTGTAAAGTCCCCATAGCATGCTCGCTAAGCAAGCGGCCTTGATGAAGACGATAGACCCCTCAGACACATCTGGGGACGGTGAAAGATTTTTATAGTCTATCAATAACTCATCGAGTATGTCATCAAAATTTCTAAGAAAGGGATTAGACATTAGAAGGTCCTCCAACTGCATAAAACTGCTGATAGTGTACAATAAATCCGTTTGCCTGTGTTGCTGTAACTGATATGTCCAGTCTGTTTATATCCGTCAAATCCTGCTCAACTACTATATCGAATGAAGTAACGCTTCCTGCAAGGATCATCCATTTCAAGGCTGAAGCGATGTTCTCTTTTAATATTAGTATATTATTCTGGGTTATTTTCTGAATACCCTCAAGACCAAAGCTTTTATTTTGAAAAAACGACTCCTTCGGAGTAGACAGTGACATGTATATATCCGTACTGACATCCGTATTACCGGTAAATGTCATTATTCCTGGAGTTGCTACTAAAACTTTAAAATCCATTATAACGCCCTTACTGATTGTGTCGTAAATAATGTAGTTACTACACCGTTGAATATTGTAGCTGCTGCTGCTATTTGTGCTGCTGTTGTGGCGGATGCTGTAGCCGTCATGAATACCTGAACAGCCTGCACAAAAGCTTGAGTAGCTACTGGGGCAAGCGTTCCTGGGATTGTTGGAGTTTTGTCTATAGTTAAGTTCCCGTTGTCGATATCTATCCGATTTAGATCATTACTTATCTCAATCGTCCCACCATTGGAATCTATATTTATACCATCAAAACTTAAAACAATATTTTGAACAGTATTATCAGTTTTATTAGATATGTCAAAGTCTCCGGCCTGTCTCATTAGTATCACAGAATTTGTATTATTGACATTTGCTGTATATAATAAGACATCCCCCTCTGTCATACCAGGATACCTTGTTGGGTCATCATAGTTTTCTGCTACACTGTAATTATTATTTCCATCCTGCAAAGTAACCAAGTCTGTTCCTGAAGGAGGTATAGATCTAAATCCATAATGTTGAAATGATTTACCGCCAATTGCTTCCCCCGGCCTACCCTTACTGGTGTGCGTCATAAATGTTGAATCAAGATTCAACATTTTTATTAGAACTGTTCTGATCATTTCAAGCATTAGAAAATATCCGGGTTAGAGATCATTTTTGGAACTTCTGAAGGACTGTATAACGACAAAGTAGTCGTCTGTCCAGCTTGTTTGGATCCTTTATATTCTACACCATACACCAGCAACGGCTGATTTGAAATATGTAAATATGAGTCTGTCAAGGTTGCAACATGGTTGAAATAATACGGAGTCTGCCTGTCTGGACTATGCCCAGCAAGCGTATACTGGAACCCATACAATTTTTTATTCTGATTCATAAACTCATTGTTGATCAGTTTGACCTGCTCGTTATACCACACGTTGGCATTAAGGGCATGTAGCGAGGTAGCCCGCATTTTGGTGACCCCCTTAAATCCTGGTATCTGCCGCTCAGCAATAAAATAGCTGGGAGCTTTGTCTTCACTAAAAACATCCTCATCCTCGGTTTGTCCGATGAATCTAAAAAATGTATAGTAGTCCGAAACATCCTGGGAAAAACTTGCTGACTCTACATTGTTACCAGGATTATCTGGTGAATTAATGATATTATATGGCTTATCTTTAACCAGATTGCAATACTTATCGTACGATTTTACAGGCGTATCTGACTGTATAGAATGGATAATGATCGTCCTTGTCCCTGCTATGTTGTAAATGTAAAGACCTAAACCGTTCAACAAGTGACTGAAAAAGTCAAACAACGTCTGTCCGTGTCCTGTACGTATCTTTTTAATCTGAAACAAATGAGCAAATTTACCATCGGATGTTTTAGCATTATCAGCATAGTTAGCGTGTGGTTTTCGTTTATCTTGACAGAAATCAACACTGGGTAAAGTTATTTCTGGTAGAACTACAGCACCTTTTATATACCCGTTAGAGTCTGCTTTTGCTCCTGCAGTCGCTATCGAACTAATAGTCTGAGAGGACTGCCATACATTGTTTATCAATGTGTCTATGTCAATCTGAGTCTGCGCTGAGCTATCTCCAAATAGTTGACTAAGCGAATTAGCCTTTTGAGGCTTGCCAGGATATACCTGAGGCTGCATAATGTAATTGTCAATCAACACCTGACACATGTCTCGTCCAGAAACTGTCTGAGATATATTACCTTTGGAATGTTGTCTGTTTACTTTTTCCAGAAATCCAATCATCATCGATTGATCATTTATTCTGATCTCGAAAGGCACTTCACCTTTCGTCAAGTCTATCATCAAGGTATGATCTATATCCGCCTCAAAGTCTCCTGCCCCGTTAAACATATCATAACGAACCGAGTATGATGCAACATCAATCGGTTGATTCTTAATAAGCAAAGTGAATTTATCCAGATTAACTGACATATACTTGCAACTCACCTTCACAGAAATTCGGACACTTGATTTGTGGATTAAGCTTTAACACCCTGTCTGCTGCATTGTAGTCAAGACCTAACTGAGTGGCCAGTACATGCATGGGGATATTACTTACTGTTATCGTCTTAATCAACCGTCTGGTCAGCTTGATACTGTTTACAAATGTCACCAATGCTGCTGCCATGTTAGCCAAATCAGTAGTATCTTCATTGGCTTCTCGGTTAACAAGAATCGCTCTTTGTATCAACTGTCGTGTTGTGTAAAGGATAGACTCTATGTCATTAACCGACATTACATCCGGTGCTATTACCGAGTTGACACGATTACCTTTGACATCAAATGATTGAGTCTGTTCCAACCGTGCTGCAGCAGCTCGGTTGATCTCATCGGCAGCAAACAGTAGTCCTGCCTGCCAAGCGACTGATCCAGCTACGACCGTTAAGAATTTAGCTTGAAAGAATGCTGTCTGAGTAGTCGTATTTATATTGATATTGGCTAAATTTGTCAAGTTGTTTATAAAAATCACAGGAGTATTACTGATAGCGTTAAGCATTCCTATGTATCTATTACAAGCCGAATTGACACTACCAACAAGCCTGCTGGGGACATCGTTAGCAAAATTGACAGCTGAAGTAACCGTGTTAAACGGCTCACTTGCTATACTTGCTATTTCGGATAGTTGAGATGTATACTGGTCACAGGACTTAAGGAAGTCTCTGGCGGGGCCTACAGCATTGTTAAATTGATCTACCAGATTCTGAGTGTTGTTTATGGTTTTGTCAAGGAATTGTCCAAAGCCAAGAGAGTTTATCCCCTTAGAATTTGCTGTCAGTTGCTTATTTAAAAGATTAGTCTGTTGCTGATTTAAGATAACATCGATAGAGCCTTGATCAGCAAGATACGATCCCTGTTGTAAATCCTTCTCAACAAACTCTATATCGATGACCGCAAAATTCTGAGTATCATCGGTAACTATGTTCATGCTCCGAACGAACCCTTCAATCTTACCATATTTTGGATGATACAAAGTATGGTCAAAATCTGAGTTTGACATCAGATTAAGAAAATCAAAATGATTGGCATACGTCGGAGGAAGATAATCGTTGTCTTTAGTGGTTGATAAATCATTGAAGAAACCCCTGAATTTTATCTCGTGTGGATGCCGCCCTGTTTGTTCTAATATGGCTCCATCGGTGTTTATAAACTCATGACTGGCAATAGCCATAGACTCGAGATCATTGATGTCGAGGATATCAAGTAGGTAATTATCAAGGCGTGCTGTAAATAGTTTTGACATAGTTATTTACTCGGGTGCGTTACTTTACCTTGTTTACCAGATTTAGTTATCACTTTATCGGGCTTCTGTTCTTGGCCCGCGACATAAACCTTTACTTCAGTTTTAGGGGCCAGTTCCATTTTAACCAATATGCTTTGTATTTGTTTTCTTAATCCTTCTTCTCCAGCACCTTCGGCCATCTGGAGAGCTCTTTGATAATATTTTTTAGCAACATCTGTATCTCCAGCTCCCTTGGCTTTTGCTCCAGCAGCTTCAAATTTGCCTATATCCGTTAAACGAGCCGCATGCATTTCTTGTCTTTGTGCTTCGTCTCTTGTGCCAGCCAATAGTGTTGGCAGGTCCGTGAGAGCATTAACCAATAATCCAGCCCCCTTAGCAACCGCCAATAAAACTTTTGCAAATCCCCCAAAAGCCTCAGCTAAACCTTTTATTGTTTCAGGATCTATTTTAGAGATATCATCTGACAATTCGGTCATTATAGGAGCAAGACCCGTATCGGCCATTGTCAAAAATGTTGCATGTAGTCTATTCATTGCGGCCCCAAAACTTTTTGATTCTTCAGTAGATTTTCCAATAAAATCTATACCAGCAGCCTCCCGCTCAGCTCTGGCTAATGCATTGACATCCTCAATCATTGGAGCAAGCCCCTTAACATTCCTACGGCCCAGCAGCATCTCAAATGCTGCCGTTTGTTTACTAGGAGGTATTTTTGCAAATACCGACTGTATAGCCTCTGTCAAAGATGCTCCCTGCTTTAATCCAAGCATACGAATCAATTTCAAATTTTGCCGACCATGCATAGTCAAATAAGCGTTTGCTACCTGCTTAGGAGCCCCGGTAAACTCTCCCTCTATCAAAACTTTACCCACATCTTTTATAGCGCCTGTTTTAGCAAGTAATTTTGCAGTACGAAGTAGATCTCCAGCTTCCGGAAGGAAGGCTTTGAGATACATCCTGGAACCCTTAGTAGCCCCAAACGCTCCTAATTGTTTTACCAAGCTTTCGAAAGCGTCTCCCGTTAGACCAGATTCTCTCTGCAACATCCCAAGCATATCCCCAACTTCTTCTCCACTTGCTCCTGAGGCTTGAGCAACTTTTGCCATGAACCCCATTTCCTCTTTGACAAACGTGATATTCTTGGATGTCTTATAAGCCGATGAAGACATCGCAGTAAGATCATCGGTGGATACTCCGGTCTTAATACCAGTGTCCAGGATCTGTTGCTTCATCCTAAGCATTTCCGAAGTTGTCATATTGGAATCAGTAGCTAATCGTCTTACTTTATCATCAAATTCTCCAACTTGTTTTATAGCAGCAAGCAGGGCGGTACCGGCTATAGCTCCCCCAAATAAACTCCACCTACCCGTAAATAAAGACTTGGAAGATTTTCCTACGCTATCAAATTCTCGTTTGGCTTTAGAGGTAAATTGATGGATACGACTATCCGCCTGATTGAGACCATTTTTTAGCCCCTCAGTGAACAGTTTAAGTTTCATCCCTATGTCTACATCACGTGCCATGCTTATTTAGCCTTCTTGCTCGAGCTTCAGGAGACTCTCGTACTTTGTCGGGATTTTCTTGTCTGTCGAGGATCGCTTCTTCAAGCGCTAACAGTACTAACCATTGCCCGTCTGTAAGTTGGTTGGCGGGCTTGCCAAAATAATAATAAGCTTTTTCAGCATGGCTGTACTTATAGCACTCGTAAGGATCGTCTCTGGCTTTTTTTTTACTTCAGCGATAGTCCTATCCAGTTCTTCACTGGACAGATTATCTGGGGTAGGCGAAACATCTTTTTCGAAGGTCAGATATTCATCTACAAGAGCGGATTTGATTTCTTTGGTTATTGATCGTCTGAATTCTGTAATCGTCCTGGCTATAGGCTCATCCTGGTTTTCCGGATCCCGTAACGCCATATAGAGCATTTGTGTTGCTCTTTCATCATCATAGTCATTTGCACTGACTATGTTGATATCTATTTTTTCTGCTTTAAAAAGCCTCTCTGTATTAAAAGTGGCCATCTGAAGGTCCGCTGTTGACAGAATCCTGATGACCACCTTTTGAGTTGTTCCGGGAAAATCTATTAACTTTGTATGATCTGTTCCGAGCTTCAATTTCTGTAGAAGATCGCTCATAGATTATTCCTATCTGTTATTTAGTTTTATGCGCCGGTGTCACCATTTCTGGTTTCGGCAACAAATTCAATTTTCTTGACTACTTCATTTTCGCCATCCGCTGTAGCGTCTCCCACAGTAAGGCAATGCACACCACCATAACGGACTTCTTCTCCGCTATCATATTCGATGACAGATGTTCCACCAGTGACAGACGAGAAATCAAATTCTGTCGCATCACGAGGTAAAACATAATCCAGATCAAACAGGAATCGCCTTGTCAGGTCTGCAGCATTTGTTTTATACATCAAATGCACGGCCTTGCGATTGGTAATCTGTTTTTCAGTTACTGATTTGAAATCATCAATAACCGTCCCATTAACGGAAATTTGAGCACGCACAAGAGATCTACTCATTTTTAACCTCCACAATAAATTTTTTTGCTATTTTAACAGCCTGCTCTATAAAAAGTTTCTGATCATATGTGGCCTTCATGAGTTTTACGCAAGGAAACCACGGGCTTTATGCCCGTGGTAGTTGACCACTCCCCACTTATAATATAATTTCTTAGACTCCCAAAATTAAATTAAACGAGGCTCCGATAACTTCCAAGCCAACCACGATATTTGTCGGAATAGCTATGTCAAGTCTTGTAACATCCGTCAAGTCCTGCTCAACTATTACACCTGCCTCATACTGCTTGACATTCTGAACGATTTGCGCTTGCTCCAACGTATACAACACGTCGATAACTTCCGACCTGACAAGCTTAATCGTTCGAGCATTCAGTTTGGCCTTCGCAAAAACTGTCGTGATCCTTTCACGTACCTGCTCTCTTACATAGTCAAGAGTCATGTAAGTATTGATGTCCAGCAACGTGGCGTCCGGGACCGAGCTCGAATTGGTCGTGTAAGTAGATACCGCACGACAAATAGCAAGCTGCTCACCAGCCGCAACATAAAGAGGAGTTACACCATTTTGAAGAAGATCGTCCTTCTGAGCAAATGTAAACCGGTCCATAACTGATGGAGGAGCCATATCCTCTAAAACATCCCCGCTGAACGGTAGAACTGGATCTGTTGCAGCACCTATTAGGGCCGCGTACGAAGCCGCCAATTCAAACTGAGGTGATTTGGCTAAATTATCCGAAGCATAAGAAGCGTATCCGCACGTTATACGACCATCATTGATAGTCGTACCACAAAGAGTTTCCACTGCGGCGTATGTTCCAACAAGATCAGTATAAGCAAATACCCCAACCGCTGGACGCTGTTCCACGGGACCGCTGATATAATCTATCATGGTTTTGATTTTACCAAGATTTGTCGCATCAGGCAATGTGGAACATATAACATTGTATCCACCAGCGACGATAGCATTAAGCGCTGTCCCGGCTGTACCATAATCCTCAACCGCAGGATCAGTTAATCCGCCAAACATTCCTGTTTCGCTAAGTGTAAGACCCGCAAGACTGGGAGATGCCTTGTAAGATAACGCTATTTGATTGCCAAGAGTTCCGCCGTTTTTTGCTGTAAGTTCGATTTTATTTGTCCCGGTGACACCTGCTGTTACTGGGAGCTCACTTATAATTTTTGATATTGCAAGCTTAGCGTTGTTACACACTGTAATAGCCGTGTCATTTGCGCTGACTGAAACGGAAACATTTTCATCACCTATCCAGTAATTAATGGATCCTGCAGACGTGCATGCCCCAGTCAATCCAAAATATCCTGCCGCTTTTACCGAACCGATACCATCGGCAAGCGGAAGAACGGTCAAATTGACATTAGGATTAGCTTCGATAGCGGCTTCTACGGCTTTATGAGCGATAGATCCCGCACCGAAATAAAGCTGGGCCGATCCACTGTCAAACACTTTAGTAGGAGTATTAGCGGGGACCGATCCGCTGGAAGTCTCCTGAGCAATTATAACCACTTTGTTTACAAGGGGTGATAATCCTTGGAGAGCGTTTGACACGTTCTCCTGCCCGTAAAAACCAGGAACGCGAGTATTAGGGATTTGATCCGTTATAACATTAATGCTTGACATTATGATCTCCTTTTAAGAGAACGTTATTATATCAGAAGCTTGTGGCGGCTGGGCTCCGGTGAGTCCAGGCACAAGGTTATATTCGGCAACAATCGATTTCAAATTCAAACTGTCAGGATACTGATCGGCTTTTGTGACATTCCATGCGGTCCAGAATCTCAACTCGTAAATCTGATACCCCGCTTCAGCTCTTGATTTTGGAGTTACATTGAAAAATCCCATAGGATATAAAGGATTTTCTAACGGAAGTCCAAAATCTTGAAGAGTCAGATAATTGCTGATCTCTTCGATGAGAGCATATATGATCCCTTTTCTTTGAGCTGCTCCCTGCTCTCCACCCACCAGCCATTTTGTCACTAACAAAATAGAAACTATCGTGACGTATTTATAAGTGTTTACCGTTACCTTTTTTACCGTGGCATTGTTAAAAACTATATTTGCCGCTGGTGTCCTTAGATTTACTCTACCGTCTATCAAGTCACGATACGAAATCTCTTCTGTAAATAGTCCATTGTCTTTCAGGTTGTTTGAAATAGCCTCAGCTAAACTGAGCATTATACTATCTGGTATGTCCTTTTTATTCATGAGTTTTACGCAAGGAAACCACGGGCTTTATGCCCGTGGTAGTTGACTAGATCAAAAATCGGTCATAGGGTTGTGGCGAATTAGGACTCGTCATGGTTGCTGTCGTCAAGGGTATCTGCCCAACCGTGTTACTCACAACCCAGGCTGGATTTGCAGATACTTCGAATGGACTGAGCTGGCCCTTCTGGATAGCTTTTAATTGTTCCATAACAAATTTGTAATCATCTTTTACCGGATCTGGAAGAGTTTCTATCAACGACCTCTTATATAAAAAGTAAACGGCAAGCTTGGTTGATAGATCCTTAATCAAAACCGGGACCGTTCCCGTTATGGGAACCGTATAACGACCACGAAGATATCCATCACAAAAACTATCCGCTCTGGCTATACTGTCCTGAATTTTTTCCTGATCAATATCATCTGTGTTGGAATCATCGCTAAGTTGTAATAGCACTGATTCCGGCAGATAATTCTTTAGATCCACTATTGAACTGTATGCCATCTTAAATTACCCCATCTGCGTACTTTAAAGCGTTTGTTAAAAGGGTTATGTCCCCATCTCCAAAACACCCCAGACCTACGTTACATCTACCACAAAGAAGTCCTTATACAACTAAAATCTCTATGCCGTAATGCAATTACGCCAGGCATACCCAATATCCGTGGCCAGCGGAGCAATTTCAATTTGCTCGGTCACGCTGTAGACATAGCTTCTGCGAGTGTAATCATAATACCCCTCGACATACCTCATTGAGCCACGATACGGGAGTCTGAACTGCAACCCAGCTGTCAAGCAACGAAGACCCGGGGCTTCCTTGTGAAATAAGAAAGCGTTGCCCTTACCCGATGGATTCCAGATCGGAGTCATCGTAGGAAATTTTGCGGTCGTTGCATTCTTGGTCTCTTTGCTGGATGTATAGACAGACGCTCCAACAATAACCTCGTCCAACTCAAGCACGGCAGCGATCAAATCAGCAGTAACAACAGATCTCTGTGTATACTTGATTTTGTCGCTGAGGTTTGGGTTGAACTGCTGGGCCACGAATGTCGAATAGTCCATGACAAGCACGTTCGGACGCACACCAGTTGAATTCAGGATCGCAGCTTTCTGGGTAAACACGTCATTGATGAACGTGTTGCCAGTAGTCGCTAATCCCCAACCAGCAGATGTTGACGGAGCGGATCCGCCAATAACGCCGTCAAGCCATGCATTTCCGTAAATCGTATCGGAAATGAGCTTCTCTTTGAACTGATCGATACGAGAATATGCGTGCTGAACGGCATCTACGATAGAATTAGTAGGCAGCTGTCCAGGCATGTTCTCTATGTCAATCATTTCGACAGGCACACTCTCAGCAGCAGAAATCTGTCTGGGATTGACAGTCTGAGTCAAAATGTCCCAGTTAAAAATCTTTGTCTCCCCGCCTTCCGCTCTGTAAAGAGTACCATCTTCAATCCTGAACATATTCGACTTGGAATATTTCAGGACCTTCTGACAAGCACTTGACAGTGGGAAAATGGGGAAAACTCTCTCGCCAATAAGCGAGTCTGGTTTGTACTGAATCGTAAGGTTCTGTAATGCGACCGGCACGGTCACCTGGGATACGGATGGCAAAGCCATAATAACCTCTCTTTGTTAAGACCTACCTTATCGATAGGTTTTTTTTTGTTAAACCTTAAGCAGCTGGGCTACCCATTGCAGGGCCTAATAGTTTGCAAGCCACAACATCGCCTGCAGCCGTAGAGGGCTGTAATAGGATAGCACGTGAAAAATAATAATACCCATACGAACCTGTAGCTCCAATGCCTGCCGCAACGCCGTCGTTAGCTATGGATGGGCCAACAATTGTGCCCACAGGAAGAGCTGTATTAACCTCAACTCTTGTTACACCGTCAACTGAAACTGTGCACGCATACTGACCAGCAACATAACCGGAAACACCTGTGCTTCCGTACGTTGACAGAATAGGTGCGGACGGCTGGTTTTCCAAAATACCAAGAGCCATCCCAGTTGCTCCACAGACATCAACGGTCATATCGGTCTTAAGAGTAACGAAACGAAACTGAGAACCCGACAGATCAGCTGTCGTCTGAGCTGAAATTGTCCTTACATCACTAATTGCGTAAGCCATTTGTAAACTCCTTTAGTTTGTGAAAAATTATAATCTATATAGTTGAGAGCCGTTTTACATTAACGACTCGGAATTAATGCCTTCATATATTCAGCAAATTTTACAGGATCTTTCTTCTGAGCTTCTGCATAACACTCCTTCATGCTATCCCAGTAACTGATATTTGGCGTAGCTGCCATTTTGTCTTTTATGGCTTTCTCAAGATACTCAGCCATGCCAACATCCGGGATACTTGCCGCTGTCGTCATGTTGGGGACCTGGGGAAACTCGCCAAATTCCACAAGCTTGGGGGCAGCAGTAAGAGCCTCACGATATTTCTTTGCCGCCGACTGCTCTTCGGAATAATTTCGTATCTCGTCAAGATTCGAACGAGCCTCTAAGTTGAGGATAGTCATATCCAGATCTGCAGGTCTCAACTTGCCCTGTTTGACAAGATCTTCGCAGAACAGCCTGTCAGACTTTTTAGAAGCTTCTGCTTCTGTATGATTCTTTACATTCAGAGCAGCTCTGAGTATTTCAAGTTCACTCTTCAAACTAGCATTCTCAGTTTTCAGTTTGGAAAGTTCATCCTGTGCCTCATTAGCTTCATTTGTGACTTTAGCTTTGACTTCTTTTTCTGAAGCAGAAGCGCTGGTTGCTTCGCCAGGATCCTTGGTCTCTTTTTCCACAATACTTCCTGCCTGATTATCTCCCGAGCCCTGCTCTTTGGCCTGAACGGACTTGTCATCCGAGTGGTTGACAACCTTAGTCTCTTCCGGCTTAGCTACAGCTTCAACTTTAGCTGGCTCTTCAGCATAATCTTTGTTTACTTCCAATTTAAACATATTGAAAAGCTTATCGTACCAAGCAAGTTTCTTGGTCAAATCCTTAACGTCGACTGTATCTTTAGACATCTCGAACTCCTCTGTGAAAGTTTTATACTTATCGGATGATGCAAAAGCTATAGCGGGTATCGCAAGTCCTCTGACAGCGGGAGGTTGCGCTCCGAGCCAAGCCAAATGCCTGATCCGTGGACCATCTTCAGAATCATATAAACTTAAACTAACTTTCTTATAAGCATGATTTTTTAGGGCATCAACAAAATTTTCATTCATTTGGTGGAGTTTAACCACCAATTTATCTCCAACCCTTTTTGCACTCTTAATCCAAGCGTATGCAGGACTCGAGTCCGCAGGATGCCCGAGACAAACAGGAGCTGGATCTGTATTTTTAGTTTCCTCATATTTTTTTACTATGTTATCAAGATCTTCCGAAGAGTACGAACAAACCTCTCCTTCAGAGCTTGTATGAGTTCCTGTAGAGAAAGCCTCTACCTCAAATTCATCTTCATCTAATTCATTGGGATCTTCTGGATCTGGTTCTTTCTCAAATTCTTTATGCACAGTTTTAGAAGCATGATCCATAGTTTTTTCAGCTTTGTTTAAAACACTATAGTAATTAGAATGTTCTTCCAAATGATCGAATGCAAACTTAAGAGCCATCGCTCTATCCGATGTATGCTCGAGCTCGTGCTCTAAACCCTTCTGCAACTCCTTAAAATCAAAATCCTTGTCACATAGTAAGTCGATCAAGTCTTCTCCGAAGTCATCGTCTATTTCATTCTGATCCTCAGCATATTGTACAGATAAATCTTTTCTTAAAGCCGTAGTAACTGTTATACCTGCCGACCCTGCTGGGGCCGGTGCTCCTTCGTCATGATCAGACTTAGGTTTAGCCTTGTGTAAAGAGCCTTTGTATCCGTGCTTATCTGCCCAAGCTCTTGCTTCCTCGGGACTGAACTTGCTCTTGTCAAAACGAAGAGCTTGTATCTCGCTCTTCCCGCTCTTTATACCAAATATCGCATCCACTCCAGTTGTTAAATTACCCCTGCGATACTTATCATATCCAGTAGGTGACTTAACACGAATCGAATGTTCTGTACGAAACGGCATCTGTCAATCCTTAAGCTGTTGCGTAAAACTGAAATACACCAGTCACGCCATTCAAATTTGCCCAAACGTATGATGTGGGGGAAACATGTGGGCCTGTTATTCCAAGCCCGGCAGCTGCGGATACTGACACCATCGTTGCTATAGTTGCGTCCCCGTAAGGATTGTAAAGCAACTCGCAAGCGACAACATCGTATGCGGCGGTAGAGGCCTGTAACGTCCTGGCTCTGATGTATTGATCTTGTGATCCTGCATCAGCTACTGATGCGCCTACGCCATAAGTTGTCCCGTCAAAATAAGGGACTAAAAAAGTGCCGATTGGGTAAGCATTTAAAACGCAGATCCTGGTTATTCCTTCGGTTACCACAGTTCCGGAATATTGCCCAAGCGGACCCAGCGAGGGGACATCGGTAAGAACGCCGTTTGCGATGTCGGTGTTACGGGCTGCATAGATTGTATTGTCATAAGCTAGGGTTACAAATTGGAATTGGTTGAGACTGAGATCCTCGCCGCACTGACTGGAAATTGAAAAATTATTTTGAGTATTAAACGACATAGGTGATACTCCGGGGGTTAAAATCCTCGTAACATACCATTATACTAAATAATGCCCGAAAAAATAGTATAATGGTATTAGAATAGTCATTTGGGAACGTTTTGGGATAATTTTTGACCAAAAAAATCCAAATTTGAATACATTTTAACCAATCCCGGATGATGCGGGATAGGTACAGGAGAACATTATGGCAATTGAAAAAAAGAAGAAAATAGCCTTTTTAGAGATATTCGAAAAAAATTTCGGACAAATATCGAATAGTTGTAGAGCAACGGGTATCGTTTTGCAAACATATCATAACTGGATGGACCATGATCCTGAGTTTAATTCGGCCATAAAAACCCTTATTGTGTCCTTCCGGGAGTACGTAGAAAGCAAAGTAAAGGAAAAAATCGATAAAGGCGACGATCTTTGGATTTGGCGCTGGTTAAAAGCTTATGACGGAGAACGTTGGAAAGAAGGGGAAAGATTCCAACTACAACAAAACCAACTCAGTATGACCGGCGGGTTAAAACTGGAAGTCATTAGAAAAACATTGAATAAAGTTGGACAAGAAGTTACCGCAAAAATAGAGTGAATAGATGACAAAAAAACAATTGAAGAAAGAACCGAATCTGGTTCCGAAATCAATAGCATCCTTGACAGTTTTGGATCCGATGATACCGAGAGCTCCAGCAACCCTGGACGGTAATCCTCTCGAGCTGTCATATACCGAGATCCAAGAAAATATTTTCCTGAAGACTACCGCAAAATATGTTGTAGCATCCTGCGGTAGACGTTCCGGGAAAACATTTGGCGCAGCTCAGTTTTGTATAGACTTATCCTGTCAACAAAACCAGTCCTGGAAAATATTATGGTGCGAGGTATCCTACGGACAAATCATATCCTATTATCAAGATTACTTTTTACCAATACTAAATAAGCTTAGACCTGAAGTGTGGCACTGGAACGCTCAACAGCGTGAGTTGACTATAGCCAACAGTACAATAACATTTCGAAGCTCAGACAGACCTGATTTGCTTGTAGGTCGTGGATATCGGATGATAGTAGTAAATGAAGCTGGCATACAAATGTTTGACCAACCTGATTTGTGGTCACAGTATCTCAGTCCCATGTTACTTGACTTTAAAGATTCCCGGGCTTTTTTTATTGGCACACCCAGAGGCACAGTTGACAAGGACGGTAGCGAATCCAAGTACTATAAGATGTTCAAAGCTGGACAAGACCCCAACCAGAATAAACATGCATCATTTAAGTATTCTTCCTACGAGAATCCGACTCTTAATCCTGAGCAAATAAAGGAGTTAGAGGACGAAACGCCTCCAGTCCTACGTGCCCAGGAGTTACACGGAGAGTTCCTGAACAGATCAGAACTACAAATCTTTCAACCGGAATGGTGGAAAACATCTGATAAACTTCCCGAACCGCAAACGATAATGAAAACATTTATAAGCATTGACACAGCGTTCGGAATAAAAACTGTTAACGACGAATCAGCTCTGACCGTGTGGTACAAATTATTTGATGGAGATTTCTGGTGTGTAGACTGCTGGCATGGTAGGCTTGACTTCCCAACACTCGTGGAAAAAGTTAAGGAATATATAGCCAATTACAAACCAGACAATGTGGTTATCGAAAATAAAGCATCTGGCCAGTCGCTTATTCAAGTCCTCCAACATGACCTGGAGACATTGCCCGTGTCTCCATTTGATCCACAAGGTGACAAGGTGGACCGGGCAACATCTATCACAACCTATTTACAAAGTGGAAGAGTCCACTTAAAACTGAATGAAGTTTGGAACAAAGAATTGATTAACCAGTGTACAGTTTTTCCTCTGGGTAATAACGACGACATGGTTGACACAATAAGTCAAGCTTTACTTTGGGCAAGGATGACAGATGCAAAATCGGATAAGATTGTAACAAGGAAAATTATTCCAAACAAACCTATACCGGGATACGCCTCGTCTTACATGCCGTTTGACGACAGACTACAAGGCTATTCTGTTCCGGGTCATTCACCAATGAGAGGATATAAAATATGACAGCGAAAAAGGGTTATTTAGATCACTCAGAGCCGTCGTACGTCCAACCCAACAAGAGCACACCGGCTCCCGATCCATTCTCTCATCCGGATGATACTACTAATGATCCGAGATACCAGGTCACGTCCAAAATTCCATACATGCCAGAAATTACCACCAGAGCCGTTATATGGGATTTTTATAGAACCAGTTTACTTCTACCTACTCAGTCCGATATTCTTATTGCGCTCGGTAAAAATATTGAGGAGATGGATCAACTCCTTGTAGACGGACGAGTGCATGCGGCATTTGCAAATAGACGAGCTGGCACTCTGTCGCTCAAATGGACTATAGATCAAAACGAAGCTCCATCGCGGATGTTCAAAACTATCGAGAAAATGTTTGATCAGTATAACATTTACGAAGTTATAGCGGAGATGCTACAAGCGCCGTTTTATGGCTACGCTGTAACTGAAGTAATCTGGGAAAATAAAGACGGATTATATATCCCAACAGACCTTCGTGGAAAAGCTGCAAGATGGTTTGGCTTTGACGAACTCAATTCTATTCGCATGAAAACTAAAGTCGAGCAAGTACAGGGGGAACGTTTACCGCCTCGCAAGTTCCTTGTCACACGCTATCATCCCCGTTATGATGATCCGCATGCATCAAGAGAAGCGTTGTTCAACTCCCTCTACTGGCCTGTCAAGTTCCGCCACATGATCCTGGAATACGGCATGCGTTTTGTTGAGAAATATGGATCTCCCTGGATCGATGTCTCGCTGGAATCCGGCTTGCAAAAAGAACGTCTTGACGAAGTGTTAAACGTCCTGCAACAGACATTTGCCAATGGTATCGTTGCACATCCGAAGAACACTGAAATCAAACCTCTTGACATGTCTGACACCAAAGCGGTGCAAAACTATGTCGACTGGATGGATGTTATGGACCGCGAGATAGACATGGCCATCCTCGGCAATAATATGTCCGCTGAAATCAAAGGCGGAAGTTTTGCTGCAGCTACAACACTTGCTGGAGTCCGTGATGACATCATCAAGGAAGACGCCAGGATGATTGAAACCAGCATGAACCAACTGATCGAATGGGTGTGCTGGTACGACTTTGGCACTACCGAGAAGCTTCCTAAATTCAAACTGTACAAATCAGAACCTCCTACAGTTGACCGTGCCAACATAGACCTGATGATGTCCAAGCTTGGAGTCAAGTTGACAAAGTCTTATTTCTCGCGGACCTACGGATACAACGACGACGAGTTTGAAATCGGTCAACCTGTGCAAACGTTGTCAACTGGCAGCAAAGGAAATGTCGCTGGGGCTATTCCTGAAGGACAAGAGCCGCGTGAAGACGACGGAACAAAATCTATGCAGCAAGTTGGGCAACAAGGATCAGACGGAATGTCCTCTGCAACATCTGGAGCTATCACGGAAGCTGGAATTGAAACTAAGGATGTTGCAAGCAATGAGGATACGTTGGCAGCTATACTACATGCACAAGCTCAGGGGTATCAATATGCTGAAGAAGGTATTAAACAAAAGGACAAGCCTAAAATGGATAAACAAGAATCCTCCGAGAATGTCAAGCAAGATATTGAAAAGCCTACTCGGACAAACGCATACCTTGTCCGCCACGGAGAGACTGACCTCAATGCTAACCATGTCATACGCGGCTGGAGCAACCCCAAACTTAACGAAAAAGGATTGGGAGATGCGAAACGAGTGGCAGGCCAGCTAAAAGATTCAAAACTTGACGCTATCTATACAAGCGATTTGTCAAGAGCCTCTGATACAGCTGATGCTATCGGTAAATCTTCCGGAGCTAAAGTGACTAAAATGAAAGAGCTCAGACCGTGGGACGTGGGGGTTTACACCGGTCATGATAGTGATGACGTACAAGCACTCATTGGAAAATATGTGGCAACTCCTGACAAACCAATACCAAAGGGAGAAAGCTTTAATCAGTTCCGAGAACGATCATTATCCGCCGTCCAGGATATCCTGAACAAGCACAAGGGCGGAAATGTCGCAATTGTAAGCCATCATCGTCTTGACAGATTGTTAGCCAGCATAGATCCAAACGGCGAGATTGATGTGCAGAAATTTTGTCAGCCTGGAATTGCTCCGGGTGCTATGAGAAAACTATAATCGTTCGGCAGCAAGGAACCTGTCACGATATTCTGTATAGGTACAATAATTGACACCCGTGAATCCCCTATGGTCCTGCATCATCGACTGGACCTCACTGATGACCTGCTCAGTTGCTAATGACCCTGTCCTCCTGCAAAATAATTTGAAATCCTCTAATCGCAAGCTGATCCCGGCCAGTAAGTCGCGGTCGGCTATGTCATCGTTATACTGGATGTAAACATGACTGGCATGCCTGCTACACCGCACAGCGCAAATCAAGTTCTTGACACATTGGAAAATATAAGTGGAAAACTTAACTTGCTTGGCAGGATCGTATAACCTAATGATGTCGGGAAGCTGCACATAAAACGTCTGAGACATATCGTGGAGCTCATTGCGGTCAGTAACTCCCAACGATTGGAAACAGGCGAGCAGTTCCTGATGGTTGGCTTTATAAAACGAATCGAGATCTGGTTGGTAGGTAATCATAAGCCTTCTACTAAATATAACATAATTTTTGACTATTATTAAAGTATGGACACCGAAATTATACCAGCAAAGACCCTTCCGCAATGGTGGAAACTTAATTACCAGATTATTATAAATGCCCTGTCGGAAGCCGTGTCTAACCAGCCTGACCTGGTCCCGGATGCTGTAACTGAACTCTACCTACAGCACCAACATAACCGCGCTTTGATGAAACACACCCTCGAGTACATCATTGGGCTAGCCAAAGATATCCACAAAAACCTGCGATATCGTCCACTGCTGGACGGATTCAAGCGCGAACGGTATAACCCGCCCGACACAACTAAAGACTATGACGAGTTCTGGCAGCACCCGTTTCACGATATTTGCTATACTTTTATAGATAACGATTTGCCACGCTCAGATCAAAACACCTACTCAGGGCTACCTACCGAACTCGGGAGCACCCGATCCTCGGTTTTAGATGGGTTTAACAAAGCCACAGCGAACCTGAGAGGCCTACAGGATA